AATTATTCCTGAAAGATTTGCAGCGCAGGAGAAAAGCCAAAGAAGAAAAAATTTTTGAAAAACTTTGCTATCTTCGCGACATGAAAAAATACAACATCGTTCAATTCTTCATCAGAAAACACACTGGCAAATTCATATATTTTTGCGCAGTAATCTTCGCATTCTTGTTTGGCCTGCCATCGTACAATGGTGAATGGCAATGGATAAATCTATGGGATGCAGCGCAGGCAGAATTCGGTGATTCAGGAATGTTCTTTATGACATTGCTCATGCTCATGATGTTCTGCACATTGGCCATTCTGTTTGTCATCGTGGATGCATCGTATGAACACTACAAAAAAAACCCAAAAAAATAATGAGAAAGAAAAGCAAATTCGCAGAAAGGTGGCAGAGCATGGATGCATTGCAGAAGCGTGAATGGTACACTAATGTCCTGAACATTGTTGTCAAGGGAGGCAAGAAAAACAATTCCGGCAGCAGTAAGGTCAAGCAGATATCAGAGGAATCAGGATATACATACCCATTGGTGCGGTTTGTCCTGCATGGCAAGGTCAAAGTTCTCAGGGAGCATCATTACCGCATAATGGAAGCGGCAGACACAATCATGAATCAGGTAACATTGTGACATGAGCAACAATCAGAAACGAAAAGTAATTTTTATTGAGCAAAAATCATGGCAAGGCAATCCATCCATTGGCCGCAATGACAAATGCCCATGCGGTAGTGGCATGAAGTACAAGCATTGCCATCTGCCATCAAGAGAACAATTTTTTTGCGAAAAAATAAAAGAATTCAACAAGTAGTTTTTTTTCAAAAAGATTTTCTATATTCGCAACATCAAATCAAATCAATCACACATGACACAACAAGTCACAAAACAAACATTGCCCTCCATCGAAGAATTGTATGAAGGCAATCTTGAGCAAGCCGCAAAACTCGATGGCCTGCAAGCATTACTGAATGCCAATCCTCGCAAAGAGTGGATTAAAGAGCATCCAATGGCGAAAAAGGCCGATGGAACGCCAGTGCCATACATTCCAATTGAGGTCACTGAGTATCTTTTGAAACGTATATTCAAGCGATACAGAATTGAGGTAATCAGCACAACACAATTCTTCAATTCAGTGGCAGTGACCATCAGAGTACACTATCTTAACCCGGTCACCGGAGAATGGGATTTTCACGATGGGGTAGGTGCTATGGAGGTGCAAACAAAGAAAGGCGCATCACCGGCAGACCTTGCCAACATTAATCCCGGAGCAGTGCAGAAAGCATTGCCGGCAGCGAAGTCATACGCAATTAAGGATGCGTGTGACCATCTCGGCAATCTGTTTGGCGCAAACGTGGGCAGGATGTCGCAATTAGGATTTGAGCAAAATCAGACATTTGCCAACATCAGGAACAATCAAGGCAGCGCATCAATTTGGTTGCAAATCAAGAAAGCAGCCACAATTGAGCAGTTAGCAGCCATTGAGGAATTCCCGGACATCACTGCCGAGCAAAGCGCAGAAATCGAGGCTAAAAAGGCATTATTTACTAAAAGAATTGACTAAGATGAACACCGAAACAATGCTATTCAGGTCATCATCACTGGCATCACTTGCCACACAGAAATGGCCATCAGATACGGCAGATGGAACAATCATTGAGAACATCATATTCAATGCCAAAGGATTGGTGGATGATAAGGAAAACAAGTACACATTGAAAGGCACAAAGAATGAGCATCAGGGCATTCAGATGTTGTCTAATTATCTGCAAGTGCCATTAGAGAAGAATCATATCAGGATGGCAGATGAATTCACCACCGGAGAATGTGACATTGACCATCAGGCAGGAAACATGATAATCGACATCAAGTGCAGCTATGATTGGACTACATTCGCTAAGGCAGCAATCAAACCACTTGACAAGGGATATGAGTATCAGATTAAGGATTATCAGCGGTTGTATGAAAGGCAATTCGGGGCAGTGGCTTATGTCCTGACCAACACACCGGATGAAGATATCAGGCATCAGATATACCTTGAATCATTCAAGTGGGGAGGGGATGATTCAATGCCGGATTATCGGAAAATTCGCATCATCCGCAATCATGTGTATGATTTTGAAATTTTTGAGCGATTGGTCGAGGAACATTGCCCAACAATTGACAAGGCAGGCAGTGATGAATTGATGAAGTTTCAAGAATGGTCATTGGAACAGAGGATATGCATCAAGAATTGCAACATTGATGCTGAATTCAGCGGCCATATTCAGAACATTGTTATTCGGGCAAGGCAGAGAGCAGAGGAATTGAGAAAATCGCTAAAAATGTAAATTATGGCAAATCCTTATCTAAAATACTTCACACCGGAGGATGTATTGCAGCGAGAAATCGCTGCATTCCTCCGGCATTATCGAATACCGATATTGTGGATGCATCCGCATAATGAGGGCAGGCGCACACCATACGAGAGATTCCGTATGAAAGAATTGGGAGGCTCACCGGGCATTCCCGACATCTTAATCTTCGAATCAAGGGGTGGATATCATGGAATGGCAGTGGAATTGAAAGTCACTGGCTATCCAACGGAGCATCAGAAAAAATGGTTGGCAGATATGCAAGCAAAGGGATGGAGGGCAGAAATTGTCAAGAACAAGGATATTGGCAAGGCTTATGAGGAATTTTGCGAATTGCTGAATTCGTACATGGCAGGCAAGATTGTTAAGGAGGGGTGGAGGTGATGGCGATAACTTTTGTTAAGTCTGGTGGCGGAGTGAATCTGAGAAAAAGAGTAGGTTGCGGACTTAGAAGCAAAAAAAATTAAATTTAGAATAAATGAAAATAGAAGCAAAAAACTCGAATAAACCACAAAAACCGCAATTGAATATACTTGCTGTTATAAGAAGTAAAATTAAAAATATGGAATATGCTGATAAGTGGGATTATTTCTTCTTTAGACCATGTTGCATTATATTTCTAATACTTTTGATGTTAAAAATAACAACTATCGTATCAGTAAGTTGGTGGCTAGTATTCACACCTATTATTATACCAATATTGGTTTTATGGTGGGAACTTTCAAAAAATGCAGGATAGTTGGTGATTTTTAATTTTATTTCATATAACGTTTTGCAGATAGGCGATGTAAAAGCCTTGCAAAATGTTTCAAGTTTAGTAGAATGTTGGTGGCTTTTATATTGCCTATCTGCTGTTATCGGCTGCCCTTCTTTCGGAATGATTAATAATTTAAACAATAAATAAAATGAACAGAAAAATTAAATTTAGATTTTGGAATCCTGATAAATTTATGATGGATGACCACAAAGGATGGCGTGAAGATTTTGGTATTAATGAAGCTATTGAAGCATCACAGCAATACGGATACAAAACAATGCAGTTTACGGGATTAACCGACAAAAACGGAACTGAAATTTATGAAGGTGATATTGTAACTCACTTACATAGTGCTGATACTTGCGTGGTAATATTCCAAAAAGAAACTGCAATGTTTTTAGCACAAGAAATAGGTGATGAAAAACTTGGATTTGGTATTGAAGATGTCACAGCAGTAATTGGTAATATTTATGAGAACGCTGACTTGCTTTCGGAGGTGTCATGGGGTTGCCGATAACGGTTGAGTGTATGAGTAGTGTGGCTTTGCATATACTTTCAACTTAAAACAAAACTTTATTAGCCACATTACTTATACACTTTGTTATAGGTATGTAAATTTACGGATTATGAGAAACGATGAAGAAATAAAAACAATAAAACAAGAGTTGCTTGAAAAATACAATATCAAGACCGATAGAGATTTAATTCAGCAACTCGGAATACAGGACGAAGATAAAAGCAAGTTGTTTGCATGGATAAGATACCAATGTGCTTACTCTTATAGAGAAGGTTTTGATAACGGACAAGATGAACTTAAAGAACAACTTGCTGACTTATTAAGACCACAAAGGTAGTAAATTTTATTACCTATAACGTTTTGCAGATAAGCGAAGGCACAAATAGCGTTGGCAATTTGCGGTGGGATTTGGGCTTTTGCTTATGTGCTGTTAGCAGTAGGTTTTAGCACGAATTATTAACTTAAAAACAAATATACAAATGACACAAGAACAACACGATTACGAAATGGGATGTGCAGGACAAGCACAAGCAGAGTATGAAGCACAAATGGCTTACTATGAATATTTAGATGGTTTGATAGCTGATAAACAATATCAACTTCACGCTGTCGAAATAGCTTTAGATATGCTTAATTCAAAAGAGTTTGCCAATAGTGGTATGTCGCCTAAAGATTGGTTAGATGCAGAAAGAAAACGTCTGGCTGTAAAAAGTCTTAATGATGGCACTAAGTCTTTTTAAACTTACTGCTAACTCGTTTATATGCTCACATTCATAGCGCATAAGCACCTAAACACAACCAAAACACGAAACACATCACCACATGAACATTGGAAAAAACAATAATATACAACCGATTATCGGAGGCAATGTTTCTGATGTTGTGCATTGGTACAATATCAAGGTAATCAACAACAAACGTGAAGTTGTCGAATTTCTTTTTTGGTCTGGTCTTAAATGGGAATTGCGAATAAAATATAATTGGTATTTTCAATACCGAGCTGCATTATTGCAAGTAAAATATCCCAAATTTGAAATTCAATCATACTGGGGAAATGAGCCAGCAAAAGGAAAAACACTTGAAGAAATTAGACAAAATAAAATCCGAGCAAAAAAATCTAAAATTACAGAATACAAAAACAAATTAAAAAATGCAGAATTAAACTGGTCAAGTCTTTTTCCAATAGATGAGGATATTGATTATCAAAAAGCAGTTGAAAAAATTAAACGTATGGAATTTGAATTACTTTCTATTTAGCCAAACAAACACATCACCACATGAACATTGGAAAAAAGCCAACCGACAATGAATTGCTGCAATGCCTCAGGCAAGGAATGAATGCGGAGGAAATCAGCGCAAAGTACAATCGAAGCATCATCGGCATTCAAAACCGAGCATCTGAATTATTGTATCAGATGGAATTGGAATCATACCGGAATATGAAAACAAATCCGGTGAAAGACATCACTGAGGATGAATTGCTGAATGAATTGCCAGTGGATGAATTAACCATTGGTGATGTAATCACAGAGAATGGCGCAATTATTCACCGAGCAAGCGGCAAGGCAATACATTTGTAAGGTTTTCCAAAAAAGTTTATTTTTGCCTCATGTTCACAAAGAATGGCAGAAATATCCTACCACCCAAAGACCGAGCAGCGAGAATCAAGGCAATCCGCAGGGAGGTAATTCCCGCAAACGTGCCGCATATTGAATCTTGTGGCATCGGAGTGGTGAATGTACCTGAGAGCAAAAAAAGTCGATAGAATTGGCATTTTTGCCGCGAAAAAAACAATAAATTACACAGAAATGGCGAAAAAGGCAAGCACTGGCAATAAGAGAGGTAATCCGAATTGGGTTAAGGGAGTGATTCAACCAACGGCCAAAGTATGGCAGAAAGGGCAGTCGGGAAATCCGAGAGGGGTGGGCAGAATTACCATCAAGCACGTCAATGAATACCTTGAGAGCAATGGGGTAACACCTGCAAGCGCATTGGATGTTAAGAGTATCTACATGAGATTGATTAATCTGACTGAGGCAGAGATTAGAGAGATACGGCAGGACAAAGACCAACCGATGATAATTACGGCAGTGGCGAAAGCCATTATTGAGGGAGAGGCATTCGATATAGTCGAAAAAATGTTGGATAGGTCAATTGGCAAGGCAACACAACCAATTGATGGTGATGTCGGTAAGATTATCGTACAAGTGGGCAAGCGCAATACGGATGAATGAATCAGCCGACAATCATTCACTTTCCCGAATACGAAGAATTATTCAATAAGGCATTTCTGCCATTGGTGGATGATACATCAAGGGTAATCATTCTGTATGGTGGCAGGGGAAGCAGTAAATCATCATTCGCGGCAGGGGCAAAGGTGATATTTCCCATCCTGAGGGAAAAGTATTTCAAAGCGGTCTGCATTCGGAAATCTTACAACACTATTTCTGCATCAAGTTATGATACACTGAAAGCCATTATTGAGGAATGGGGCATTTCATCACTATTCAGGTTTTATACATCACCACATCGCATTATCTGCATCAATGGCAATCAGATATTATTCAGGGGATTGGATGAGCCGACAAAATTGAAGTCCATAAAAGACCCAACGATGATATGGTGGGAGGAAGATATCCCAGAAGAATCTGACTACATCACCATCAGTCTTTCATTGCGAAGCGAAAAGGCAAGATACATTCAGGAGGTTTTTAGCATCAATCCTGAGGTGCAGGGAAATTATGAGGAACATTGGTTTTGGAAAAGATTTTTTCAAGGACAGATTGAAAGGTCATTCACATTCACCGATGAAATCGAAGTGGCAGAACGCAATGAGGTTGTTCAGCGCATTGTTAAGGTGCATCATTCCACATATCAGCATAACAGATTCTTGTCACCTGAATACATTGCAGACCTTTTATCATTAAGGCAGCGCAATCCTTATTATGCCTCAGTTTATATTGATGGCCTATGGGGAAAGAGGAACATTGATGGATTGGCATATCGTTGTTTTTCTCGGCAACATCATGTCATTCCTACATCATACGATGCAACACAACCATTGCATATCTCATTCGACTTTAATACCAAACCTTATGTTACCATCACGATTCATCAGGCAGAAGGAAAGATTATTAGGCAGATTGATGAAGTATTAGGAATGTACCCACATAACCGGACTGAGGCAGTTTGTAATCAATTCCTGATGAAATACGGCCATCATAATGGGATGGTTTATGTGTATGGTGACCCATCAGGTAGGCGAGAAGATACGAGAAGTGAGCAAGGCCACAATGATTTTCACATCATTGAAAAGACTTTGAAATCCCTCAGGCCAGTCATGCGGCAGGCAAAGGTTGCTCCGAATCCTGCAATGCGGATAAACTTCATCAATGCAATATGGCAGGGGAGAATTCCGGTACAATTCAGCATTGGCGAACATTGCACCATGACCATTGATGAATACATGAATGTCAAGGAGGCAGCGGATGGAGGAAAGCACAAAGAAAAAGTGAGAGATAAAGTCACCGGAATATCTTATGAGCCATACGGCCATATCAGTGACGCGAATGATTATTTCCTTTGTGAATTCTTTTGGGAGGAATATCAGACATTCATCAGGAAAGACAATGTGAGCGCACCAAAGGTTGGCAGAAATCGTCCAAAGCATGGATGGTAAAAGATTATTGATAAAGTTTTTTATCATTGTTTTAACTTAAAAAGAATGCCGAAAAAAGCACTGCATTACTTTTGCCTCCATGTATCTATTCATTGCAGATTATTTCCCCTACATTCAGCCTGAGCAGTTGGAAAAGCTAACATCAGGTAATGAATCAATCAGGATATTAACAGAGAGGGCGGGCAAAGCGGAGGTTGTTTCATATCTTGTTCAGCGTTACAATACAGAGGCAGAATTCACAGATACAAAGGAATGGAATGTGACTGAGGTAGGATATTCAGGTGCATCACGAATTTATCTTGATGCATTGGATTTTCAGGCCACAGAATCTTATGTTGTGGATGACCTTGTGAATTATGAGGGCATCATTTACATCTGCACAACCAATCATTCGGGAACATGGGATGCAGGAAATTTCACCGCATTAGGCGCACAATATGCCCTATTTTACGCGATATATCCTGAGCCATTGTTTGACTTTTACAAAAAATATGAAGCAGGGAATGAGGTATTCTATGCGGGAAAGACATATATCTGTCAGGCAAGCATTCAGAATGTATTTCCTGATGATGAAGAACGAGGCGCACAATTTTGGGGAAGCGGCACATCATACACGATTCCGGCAGGAACATTGCCAACCGATACAGATTACTGGATTGAGGGTGATAACCGAAGCCAACAAGTATTGCAATGCATGATTGACATCTGTTTATTCCATCTTCATTCAAGACTTGCACCGGGCAACATTCCTGCATTGAGAGTTGAGAGGTATAACAATTCAAAGGATTGGTTGCGCATGGCAGGAGGGCAGATGGATGGGGTAACGGCAGACATTCCATTGATTCAGCCAAAAGCAGGAATGCGAACAAGGTCAGGTGGTAATGTGAAAAGAATAAATCTGTATTGATATGGAGTGGAAGTCAAGCACAACCGGAATCACGAATTTTTATACTGAGCAGGCCAAAATAAATCCTGCCGAGTTGAATCCAAAGAATCTTAAGAATTATCCGGTAAGAGTACCCATTGAGCGCATTGCGCAGGATGTACGCAATTGGAGGAATGCAATCAGAGAGGCAGAGCAATCTTATTACCCACATAGGGTTAAGATGCAGCAGATATTTAATGATACCATCCTGAACGGCCATGTTTTTGCCTGCATGGATAGGCGCAAAAAACTGACATTGAGCAAGGGTTTGATAATGGTGGATGAGAAAGAGAACATCAATGAGGAATGGACTGCATGGCTTCAAAATCCAACCTATGATTTGCTTTCGTCCTATATCCTTGACACCATATTTTTCGGATATACCTTTCTATGGTATGAGGGAGTGCAGGATGTGAACATCGAGAATCTCACATTGGGGAAAAGATGGTTTGTTTCACCTGACAGAGAGCAATATCTTGCATTCATGTATGCAGTAAGTGGAATCGACATCGGCAAGAATGCAGAGGATGAAATCAAAGATTGGATATTTTACCTCACAACACCATCCGACAATGGCCAAAGTCCATGCGGATATGGTTTGTTGTATAAGGTTGCATTGTATGAGATTTTCCTGAGGAACAATCTTGGATATAATGGTGACTACATTGAATTGTTCGCAGCACCTTTCAGAGTTGGAAAAACACGAAAGACGAGCGAATTAGACAGAGGTGATTTTGAGGCGGCCATTCGTGATATGGGAAGTTCAGGATATGCGATTATTGACCCGGATGAAGAAATCGAATTCATCACCGGAAAAAGCACTGGCACTGGAAATGATGTATACGATAACTTTGAGCAGCGGATGGAAAAGAAAATCAGCAAGGTCATATTAGGCCATGCAGATGCGATGGATAGCAAGGCAGGGAAGTTGGGAGCAAAGGATGAAGATGTGCAGAAAGCAATGAATGACATTGCGGGCGATGATTCCAAATTCCTTATCAATGCTTGGAATACGATGGTATTGCCGAGATTCAGAGCCAACGGCATTGCGATACCTGAGGGATTGCGTTTTGCATTGCGTAATGATACGGCAAAGGCATTGGCGGCTAAGGCAGAGAATGAGGATAGGAAACAAGTTGCAGACTTTTTGAAAACCCTCACTGATGCAGGCTTAGCGGTTGATGCGAAGTGGGTAACTGACCGCATTGGTGTACCCGTAAGTTCATCACTGCCCGGTCAGATATCACAACCTGAAACCATGCAGGCGAGGTTGAGAAATCTTTATGGTGATTTGTGAAAACAGAAATTGAATACGATTTTTCACGTTTGATTGCCGCGATATATTCAGGTGCAATTGATGAATGGAATTTGCCGCGAGGTTTGTACCAAAAAACGGCAGAGAAATTCATTGAGGCAGTGAATAAGGGTATGGAAGCACCACCACCGACAGAGATAGGTGGCGGCACTGGCTTTGCCATGCCAAAGCCTCAGATTCCTGCAAGCGAGGTGGGAATATCTTACATGACACCTGATGAGATATTGAGGTCTGAATTGATTGAAAATGTTTATGTTTTTTCAGGTGCAAAGACCTTTCAGCAAGTGAAAGAGTTGGTTGATAATATCGCACCTGATGGCATTGTCAGGCCGTTTAATCAGTTCAAGAAGCAAGCGGAAAAAATCATCGGCAAGTACAATCAGCAGTGGTTGCAGGCCGAATACAACACTGCATTAGGCAGCGCACAATCAGCGAGAGATTGGCAGGAATTTGAGGAAGATATTGAGTTGTTTCCTTATCTCCGTTACGATGCCATCATTGACCCGAATACATCGGACATCTGCCGACCATTGGAGGGTATCACATTACCAGTGAATCATCCATTTTGGAATAAGTTTTCGCCGCTGAATCATTTTAACTGCCGATGCAGATTGATAAAGATTTCGCAATACGAGCCAGTGAAAAAAACTGGTAAGAAGAAGTTGGAAAGGGTGGCAGGAAAGATTGAGCCAAATATGCAGGAGTTGTTTATGATGAATCCGGGAAAGGAGAAATTGATATTCAAAGAAACTGGAAAGGGCAAGCATCCGTATTTTAACATTAGTCCGAAGTATAAGAGTTATGCTCAAAACAATTTCAATCTGCCTATTCCTGAGCGATTCGCATTTCAAAGAAAATCAGCATAAATTTACATCATGAAAAAGCAATACACACAAGCAGCTAAGAGAGCAGAATATATTGATAGATTCGGCTATGAGCCAACCGGCAATCTCGGAGTTGATGCCGTTGCCGCAATCATCCATTATGACCGCAGGAGGGGAATGCCACCTGAGGCAATATATCTGAGCAAGGAGTATTTTCGTGAGTTCAAAAAGTTTGCCATTGCCAAATCCGATGCAGAAACCGCAGCACTGGTTGAGCAGGGTTTGATGGCATTGGAATTCGATGGGGTGGCGGTTATGGATGCAGGCACAATGACGAATAAGAGGTGGATTGTGAAGTATATGACATCGGAGGTGAATGCTTGATGGCAAAGAATAAATTGGATATGAGCAAGGTTGTTCAGCGATGGAATAAGGCAAAGAATCAATTGCCTAAGTTGCTGACCAATGTTTCAAAGAATATGTTTGTTGATTCATGGAAAAGGCAGGGATGGGATGGTGAGAAGTGGAAAGAGGTGCAGAGGCGAACACCGGGAACAAGGGCATATAAGAATGCGACAAAGAGCGCACGAACAAGGGCAATACTTGTTCAGTCTGGAACATTGCGGAGGTCTATTGTAATTAATTCGCAGACGTTCAGCAGAATGACAATAAGCACAAATGTTCCTTATGCAGAGGTGCATAATGAGGGTTTTCGGGGAACGATTAGTGTTCGTCCATCGGTAAGGAATGGAAAGAAAGTCAGAGCATATTCATACAAGGCAAACATTCCCCAACGTAAATTCATGGGGCATGGCAAGGAAGTGGAAAAGGCGCAACGCAACATCATTGGAGTGGCATTAGCCAATGTTTTTATGCCGGGCAAATTCAAGTATAAGAAAGCATGACAAGAGCGATAATTGAGGCCATAAAACAACAAATCAAGGATGAAACAAGCATTCAGGATGTGCGATTGTTCAATGACCAATTCACAAAGATGCTCACCGATGGCAATCCCTTTGGCTACAACATAGAATCACCGGCAGCACTAATTGAATTTAATCCATCCACCATTCAACAATTGGGTGATGGGGTGCAGATTTTTGAGCCGATTGAAATCACAATTCACATCGGGCAGATGGAATTGAATGGAGATGGTGACACAATGGATGAAGCATTAAGTATCTTTGACCTCAGGAATCAGGTTTTTTTCGCATTGCAGGAATTCAGCACAGATACAATGGCAAGGATGTTCAGGACATCGGAATCACCTGATTTCAATCATGGCAATTGGTATGTTTATCAAATGACATTCACCACATCCATTGCCGACCATATCGCGCAAAGACCGAAGAATAATCAGGTGGCATCACCGACAATAGTAACATCAGGCAGTTATCAATAATGGCAAGAAGTACGGCAGAAATCAAGAATCAGATGGTGGCAGAGAAGAATGCTCAATCATCATTAAGCGGATTCACATCAAATTCTCAGACATCACGATGGGGATTGTTCTTATGGGTAGTTGCTCAGACAATCAACATATTTGAGCAGATGATGGATGTATTCAAATCAGAGGTTGAGGATATTCAGGCATCAGCGAAAGCAGGAACGCAGGCATGGGTGCGGTGGATGGTGCAGAAATTCCAATATGATGCAACAACAACGCAAGTAGCGCAATTGAACACATCAACATTGGTGGTTGAATATCCGGTGGTGAATACATCATTCCAAATCATCACGAGGGTGGCAACGCAAGTCACGAACAACAAGACAGTTTTAATCAAGGTCGCAAAATCTGACCCACCAACGCAATTGAGTGGAGCAGAACAGACCGCATTGCAGGGATATGTTGCATTGTGGGGAGTGGCAGGGGTGACTTATCAAATCGTGAATGAGCCATCCGACAAGATTGAGATTGCGGGAACGATTTTTTATGATGGGCAGTACAATTCAGTGATTCAAACGGCAGTGGAGGATGCATTGGTAAATTACCTTGCAACATTAGAATTTAACGGCATTGTATCAGTGCAGGATGTCATTGATGCAATTCAGGCAGTTAGCGGGGTATTGGACGTGAATTTATCGTTGATAAAGGTTAGACGTGATTCTGTTTCCTATGCATCAGGAACAACATTGTATTCATTAAGCAGTGGCATCAATGGGGTGCAATATCAATCTTATGCAGGGTATATCACTGAGGAAACAACATCATCACATACCTTTGCCGACACACTGACATATTCACCGGTTTACTGATGTCATTCTACACTAACAACCTAAACAATCAGGGGCAGAATCTTTTGCCACCAACCCGAAGAAAATCAGGTTGGTTGGCATGGCTTGCCGTATTGATGAAACCATTGCAGTGGCTTTGGGATAATCTCTTTACAAGCTATCGTGAGGGTGATTATTCAACGGCAGATTTCAATCCTGCAACAACCTATGCAATTGGTGACCGGGTGAAATATAGCAAGGGCATTTATGAGATGATTGCATTGGCAGTGGCCGGAACAACACCATTAAACACAACCGCATGGACTAAGGTGCAAGACAATTTCATCGGAGTTATTGACCGGGCAAAATTCAGCGCAGAGGATTTGAAATTCGAATATGCCTTGAATCTTTGGTTTGATACAACATTCCGGCAGCCACCATTGACAAGTGACATTTATATCAATGACTTGAATTCAAACCTTGTCGATTTCTTTGTCGGATATCAGGAAAATGAAAGTAGTGAGATTGTTTCCATCAATGGTGAGGCAATATCATTCATCCAATCAGCGAATCCAACGTATGG